AAACCAGCAGTACAAAGGTTGTCGAAGGCAACGGGAAGGAAGTATAAAGATTTTAGAAAGGAAAGAGTGACTGAACTACTTATCTTAAAGGAAATGAATGCCTATAGAGATTGATCAGCTTATCGAACTCCCCAACGGTAGATCAGAATATCCTGCTACTTTAACCGTGAATAAGATGGGTAAAAGTGTTGTGCTAAACCTTCAAATTAAGATGACCCTCGATCCTTCTAAGGCAATTGAAAATCCTATAAAAAGAGATATAATCAGCGTAGAATCCGAAATTAATTCGTAGCCAATTGGAAATTGAATTGTAGCGGACTTGAGTACCTTAACAGGGAAAGAGTCCGCTTTTTGGTATTTAAACCATGAAATATGTTGTTAATCAAAGAGGTGGCTGCAAAATCATTGATGATAAAGATTTTGACCGGCTCTCTACTCAGGGATTTATTGAAATCACCCAAGATCAATACAATCGTGGATACCTTCCAGAGTTTGATAAGGGACCTTCGCATCAAGCTCAACCAGTTTTCCCACAAAAAATACAGAAACCACAAGAACAAAGAACACATTTTGAAACGATTGTGGCCACATAAAATGGTTAGCGTTAAATACTCTGGTCCGTGGGGTGAGGCCTCGGGCTACGCACAAGCAAACAGAAATATAATTAAAGCATTACACGATGCTGATGTAGATGTGGTGACTGAGCTTCAGTCATATGCCAAACACCCAACAGATTACGGTGAACAATTTGAATTAGCTAAATCTCTCCAGAATAAACACAATAATTCTCCTATCAAGATTCTTCACATTACCCCTAACGTATACGCCAAACACAAAGAAGTGGGCAAATATCACGTTGGACACTTATTTTGGGAAACAACAGGCATGGCCAAAGACTGGACTTGGTACTTACATGAGGTTAGAGAGATCTGGACTGGGTGTGAATATAATAAAAAGTGTTTCATAGATTCAGGATTTGAAGGTAAGATTTTTAAGTTTCCCCAACCGATTAATACTGATTCAACCGAATCACCTATTGCCATAGACAATGCTCGTGGATATATCTTTTATTCAATATTTCAATGGATTGAGCGTAAAAACCCCAAAGCACTTCTTGAAGCCTACTGGAGAGAGTTTGAGCATGAGAAAAACGTCACATTGGTGATTAAAACCTATGGTCTAAGCTTTCAGGAACATGAGGAAAAAAAGATCTTCAAAGAGATTGAGCAGTTAAAAACTAAATTAAACTTAGCATATTACCCTCGTACCCTAATTATTAAATACCTGCTTTCAGATAAGGAAATTCATCAACTTCATGAGAGTGGAGATTGTTTTGTGTCAGCTCATCGAGGTGAGGGATGGGGAGTGCCTCAGGTAGAGGCGTTAGTACACAAAAAACCAGTTATTAGTACTAATTTGGGCGGCTGTCATGAGTGGGTACCCGATGATTGTATGTACAAGGTTAACTACAAAATGACCAATGTACAGGGCATGGATTGGGCAGAACAGTACACAAAGGAGCAAAAGTGGGCAGAAGTAGATATCAACGACCTGAGAGCTAAAATGCGTTATGTATTTGATCATCCTAATGAAGCTCAAGAATTCGGACTAAAAGGGCATGAGTACGTTAGGGACAATCTTAATTTTAAAAAAGTTGGCCAATTAATGCGTCAAAGATTAGAGGAAATTTATCAGGAGCAAAAATTATGAAGCTTTTACTGCTCAGTTGTCATAGTGTGTTGGAATTTGATGAATATCAACTCTTAACAGGACTTGGGGCTGATGTCTTCTCACATGGAGCATACATCGATCCGGCTGGTCATCATTTATTGCCTAGACCTGGAATAGCTGGAGCTGCTCATCATGAAGATCTAGCGCAGATGGCCAGACTATATCCTAAGACTAATTTACCAGATCAGATGATAGATTGGGCGGATGTCGTGTTAGTTATGCACACACCCGAGTGGATTTCTTGTAACTGGAAAAAGTTTAGAGAAAGGGGTAAGCGAGTGATCTGGCGTAGTATTGGACAGTCTACCCCTAGAGTTGAACAGATTGTTAGATTTTATAGACAAGAGGGATTGCAGATAATTCGCTACTCTCCCAAAGAATCTCTGATTAAAAACTATGCAGGACAGGACGCCCTAATCAGATTTTACAAAGATCCTCAAGAGTTTGGAGGCTGGAACGGTAACAGTCGGGAAGTGATTAACTTTACCCAGTCATTAAAAGGCAGACGCACCTTCTGTCACCACGATGATATTTTAAAACTTCTGGAAGGCTTCAATGGCAAGGTTTATGGAACTGGTAACGACGATCTTGGCGCCTTAAATGGTGGAGAGCTTCCTTACAAATTAATGAAGAAAAAGTTACAAGATGCTCGGGCATTCATATATGGGGGAACTTGGCCAGCCTCCTATACGTTAAGTTTTATCGAGGCCATGATGATTGGTATTCCTATTGTTGCTTTAGGTCAAGACAAAGCGGAGAACATTGAAGGGGTTGCCGGACAGCCATTCTACGAAGTTCACGAAATTATTCGTAATGGTGAGAACGGGTATGTTTCAGACAATATTGACGAACTAAAGGGATATATTGACCAGCTAGTAAAAGACCAAGTACTAGCCCAAAAAATTGGTCAAGCAGGTAGAGAGACGGCTATCAAATTATTTGGCAAGGAAAATATCAAAGAGCAGTGGAAAACATTTTTAGGAGATTTATGAAACAAGAAGAAATTATTAACCTAATTGATCGAGTAATTACATCATATGAGCGAATGCTACAAGCAATTGTGATTGAGCGAGACAAAGAATTTAATAGTCAACCGTATGAGCAATCCCTCGACGCACTTAATTATGTGTTAAAAGAAATGAAAGAAAAACAAAATGACTAAAGCTTGCGTCTTAGTGTTCTTTCAATACTTCCCTCGAGTAGATAAGCAATATAAGACTCAGGGCAAAGTATTCATGAATCAAGTTAAGAAATGGGCTGATCAGATAGATCACTTTTATATAGCCAATGGAGGGTGGGAGTTTGACTGGTTGCCCAAAAATACGACGGTTCATGCTGAGGATATGAGATCCCATACACATTATCTCAATACCATGACGAACATGGTTAAAGAGGACGCTATTTTATATTTAGATCCAGATATATTAGTTTACGATCTCGAAGTGATTAAACGAGGTTTTGAGGCCTTAGAAACACATGATGTGGCTGGTATTTTAGATAACTCAGCTCAAGTACCGCTTGAAAATGAGTTTGATCTATTCAAGGCCAATGAGAATCGAGGCGTGAGGCGTAGGTTCACCCCGTATATGACTTTTATTAAATCTAACTTAATCAAAGGACTAGACTTTGATTGGGTGGATGGTAAGTATGACTCAATGGGCCTAATCACTCACGAAGTCATGAAAAAAGGAGTTAAATACTGTGAATTTGAAGATGACCGCAATACTTTACGAGTGGACGAACAAGGCAATTTTAGTAAAGATACTTGGTTAGATGGTGCGCCTTACAAATGGTCAACGCCACATGATAAACAAAAAGATCTTGGATACTACCACGTTAGAAACTCAAGCGTAGGTCTTTCCATGTTAAAGGAATTTAAAACCGATAGAGAGGCTTACGATAGGCGTAAATCTACTATGCCTTTTACTGAAGTGATGAGACTACTAGCTTGGCAGTGGTTGTATGACAAAGCAGCACAAGAAGATTGGTCAGAAGGTTATTGGCCAGTATTAAATGATTTCAATGTATCTCGAGAACGGTGGAATGAATATATTAAGCAGCTTGAGGAGTATTATCCTTGGCTAGGAAAGTTATGAACGGGAAAGTTTTAATTACTGGTGTGTGTGGATTCTTGGGAACTAACTTACAAAATGAGTTAGCTAAACAGGGATATAAGGTTGTTGGCATAGACAACTTATCTGGTGGCAATAAAGACAACTTATTACCATCCACTACGTTTTATAGTGCTGACTGTCGAAGTAAGTTAATGATGGACGATGTGTTTGAGATAGAAAAACCCGAACTACTTTTCCATTTAGCTGCTGATGCAACTGAGTCGAGAAGTCAATTCACTCCAATTAGTGCCACTGAGAATAATTTTCAGTCATCAGTTAATGTATTTACCTCAGCGATTAAGCATGGAGTTAAGAGAATTATATTTACCTCAAGTATTGCCACCTATGGTGATCAGGAACCACCCTTTAGAGAAGACTATCTACTCAAGCCAATTGATATTTATGCAGTGAATAAACGGGCAAGTGAGGAGGCGTTGAAAATACTTTGTGATGTTCACAATACCGAGTACGTCATTTTTAGACCATACAACATTGTGGGTAAATACCAGAACCTAGCCGACCCGTATAGAAATGTGGCAGCTATTTTCATGAATCGGATCATGAATGGCCAACCACCACTTATTTATGGCGATGGTGAGCAGGTTAGATCTTTCTCCCCAGTTGAGAATATTATTCCCGTGTTCATTAAAGCGATGACGGCAAAGGTATCAGGGGAAACTTTCAATATTGGACCCGACAAGGCCATTACGGTTAATCAACTAGCTGAAACCATTTTAGAGATTATGAGCAGTAATTTAAAACCTCAGCATGTAGAGGAACGGCCACATGAAGTTAGATCTGCTTACTGTGACACAACAAAGGTAAGAGAGGCACTAGGTTATCAGTCAATTGTCAGCCTTAAAGAGTGTCTGATGGGTATGGCTTTATGGGCTAAAACTATTGGGTATCAGGAACCAAAGTATTTAGACAATTTAGAAATAGTAAGTGAGTCTACACCTAAGGTGTGGTTGGAGAAGAGAATATGAGAGCTGCAATACTTCCTTCTCCTGGTGACTGCTTCGTCCTTTTGCACTTTTTGCATTATTTTAAAACCGTGTGGCAAGATGAGGTAGATAAGTTGTATATCGGGATAAATTCGGATGTTGAGACAACTGTTATTTATGAGTTGTTGGACGAGCTAAAACACCCCAAAATCGTCATTTCTTATTATGATCGACCATTGGGACATGGTAAGGCAATAAACCTCCTACTAGAGCAGTGTGATGAAGACTTCGTTGTTCTGCTAGAAGACGACAGTATCATCTTCAAAAAAGGATTTTTGACCGAGAAGTTTGATCAACTAGAGGGTAATGAGGCGATGATTATTGGCAGTCCTCGTATGAGCTGTCCAAAACAAGTGGCAGACATGGCAGCTAAAGAGTTCAATTTAAATTATGAAGGGTGGGGAGATAAGGGACCAGCATTTTGGCCTTGCTTCTTCTTTACTAGAACAAACTTTTTGAAATCTACTAGTCGTCATTTTGGTTCTTCGGAGATGGGGGATACGTTTGTGAGATCCTCAATTGAGATGAGACGAAAAATTCACAAGAGTATGTCTCTTACAGATAAGAAGGGTGTTTTTGAGATTCCACAGTATCACTGTTCGCCAGATGATTATCAGAATAAGGAAGCCAATAGGGGTATTTTTGATGGTAATTGTGGATATATGCATTTTGGGTCACTCTCCTCTGGAATTGAAAACACCTTACTTGATCAGCGAGGTGTCCCACTCAAGGAGAGAACAAAAGATGTTGGGCTGGTGAAAATTAGACAGCCACAATCAGAGCAGGAACGCATGGAACTGGAGAAAAGGGTGATGTGGTGGAATGAATCATACAGATTAAACCAAGGCAAGTTTGGTGAGTTTGGAGAGGCCTATGGTTATGCAATTGAGAATGTAATCAAGGAATGTAAATTATCTTGGGAGGCAATTAACAACTGGAGAAAACTTTACTATGAAGTTATCAGCAATCATTAGCTGGCCGGACTCATTTGATTTTCCCTTATTCAGGAGAAATCTATCAAAACTTCAAGAGCGAGTTGATGAGGTTATTCTTTGCTTTAATTCTCATGGCAACCATTCACTGCGAGACTGGTTAAGACAGAATATGCCAGGAGTTGTCTTTTTAGATGTTGAGGACTGTATTAATAAATCTGGTGACTGGCGAAACAAGTCAACTAATTACATGATTAATTCAGCGAGTGGAGATTGGATTTTGTCTCTGGAGCAAGACTTTTTTATAAAGGATTATCCACACTTTTTCCACACTGTTAAACAGGCGATGGACAAGCATGATGTCATTATGTTCGAGGAAGGGGTGAGGTTTCATCCCGCCTGTATGTTTTTCACTCGAGAGGTAATTAACAAAACCAGGAGAGATTTTAGTGTCATGGGTGATGGTAGAGATCATTTTGCAGAAATAACAAAACAATTTAAGGGAATGGCCAAATACATTTCTCTCAAAGAACTTGATTTATTAGAGGGCAGAGATTGGCTACATCTTCAAGGGCTTACGGATAATTATTTTGCACCCAAGCCATATTTTGATCTACCTACCTTTTACACTTACAACGAAGCGTGTAAATCAGTTGAACCAATGAGTGAGTATTGGATGAGTGAAATGAATCGCCGTACTGTACCAGCTGGAGAACAAACCAAACCAATAGGAGATTTTATATGATTTCTTTACTTATAGCCTCAAGAAAAAATGATAAGTTTTTATCTAAAATATTAATGTCGATCATGACAAAGACTTATGATCTTAACAATATTGAGGTTTTAGTGATGTGTTCAGCTCAAGATGAGTGGAACAAAGACTTAATTAAGTTTTATAAGGGAGTTCTCACAGGTTTGTATTTTGGCCAAGATGAGTTCATTCCAGGAGCTTCTGAAGTGCTTAACATTAAGTTCTTCTTTGAAGATTATCATTATGGGAATCGTGGATTGCATGTTTACTTTAATGAATTAGCTGAGAAGGCTACGGGTGATTATCTTTGGTACTTGTGCTCAGATCATGACATTATCCTACAAGATTATGACAAGTTCATTCTTGATTACATTGAGAAAGAAAAACAGTTAAGTCCAGATAAAATATGGGGTATCGTCCCAGGAATGAGAGATGTTGGACCAGTGTCACACATTATTAGTAGAGCCACTTATGAAACACTAGGTCATATAGCTTTATCTGACAAAATAGATTCTTGGTATAACGATATACTCTATCGCATACCACAAGATAGACTATTCACTATTTCCGGCACTCAAATGATGACTGACTACACCCCTAAGTATGGGTATATTTTGAGTTCTGATCACTCTAAGATTGAAGGTCAAATAGATCCGCCAGATCATATTCAAAATGGTAGTGCCAGATATCATGAAGTAATAGATCAGGAAGCACAAAAATTGAGGGAGGCGATACAAAATGGTAAGTAAAGTTTTAATCACCGGCTCAACTGGGTTTATTGGTAGCGCTTTAAGTAAAAAGATGCCTGATGCTATTAAACTTGAGGATGATATTAGATATGAAATAAACATTGATGAAAGGGCGCGCTATGTATTTCACTTTGCTGCACCCCCTTCACAGGTCTTGTTTCAGTGTAATCCTGAACACTGTATTAATGTAACTATTAATGGGTTTTTGAGAGTTATTGAGTATTGCCGCCAAACAGGAGCTAAACTTATATATCCTTCAACTGGTTTACTCTCTATGGGTGCTACTAATGAATATGCTATGTGTAAGCATTTAACAGAGAAAATAGCCGAAAAAAGTGGTATTGAAACGCTAGGGGTACGTATCTTCGCAGGATATGGGCCAGGTGAAGAACATAAGCGAGACTATAAGAGTGTTATTGGGTTATTTTTAGATGAAATGATCCATGATCGACAACCAGTAATTTATGGTGACGGGAATCAAAGACGTGACTTTGTGTACATAAATGACATTGTGGATAACATTTTAGAGATGGCTGAAACTAAAACAGGTATCCAAGAGATTGGATCGGGCATTAGTTGGTCATTTAATGAAATTGTCGAAGTAATAAATAAAGTTCTAGGTAAAGATATTAAGCCAATTTATATCGATAAACCAGGTAATTACGTGAATGAAACAGTCTGTGAACATCCTATTAAGAACCATACCCCACTTGAAGAAGGGATAAGGAAATATGTTGAAAGCTATAATTTGCACCACAATTCATAAACCCACCGAAGCTATTAAGAAGTTTATTAAAATAGCTCACGATCAAGATTGGTTGTTTTATATTGTTGGTGATTTAAAAACACCTCATGAAGAATACAAAAAGTTAGAAGATGATCGAGTTATTTATATCTCACCAGAGTATCAAGAAAAGCATTATCCAGAATTAAGCGACTTAATAGGCTGGAACAATATTCAAAGACGTAACTTTGGCTTTATCGAGGCATATAAGGCAGGAGCAGAGATAATCTATACTTGTGATGACGATAATATTCCCTTAGATAAATGGGGAAAAGATATTTTTGTTAACCAAGAAATAATAGCGAGTGACTATTTTTCTTGCAAAAGTGATGTATTTGATCCTTTATGCTTGGAAGAATTTTGGCATAGAGGATATCCAATCGAATTGAGGTTTGAAAGAGATAAATTTGATATTTTTAAAAAATATTCAAAGACTAAAATAAATACTTTAGTTCAAGCTGATTTATGGGAGGGCGCTCCAGATATAGATGCAGTTACGAGGATAATGGATTTGAAAGGCGATTTTTTTGTCCAAAGAAACAGAAATTATCCGTTTGCAGCTAATAAAATTTCACCATTTAATTCTCAAAACACTTTCTTGAGTCGTAAATTATTTCCTACCTATTTTCTCTTTCCAGGTATAGGTAGGTTTGATGACATCTGGGCTGCATACATTACTCAACACTACTTCCCTAATTCAGTTATTTATGGCCCACCCACTGTCTTTCAGGATAGAAATGAACACGATCTAGTCAAAGATTTAGAGCAAGAACTATTTGGGTATAAGTGGACGTACGAATTAATCAAAGATTTGGAACACTGGCAGAGATTCTTACCCGAGAAGTCATTATTAGCTTATGAAGCATACAAAAAGGAGTTTATATGAAATACGGTGATGTAATTGCAAAGTGTAACCCAAGTCAAACTCATGAAGAATTAAACGATCTACTTTTAGAATTAGAGGCTTTTAATATCCAGCACATACTTGAGATTGGAGTTCACTTAGGTGGATCAATTAAGGTCTGGCAAGAGGTATTTAAACCAGAGATCTTAATGGGTATTGACGGAAAAATTACTCCAGATTTTCAAGCAATTGACGGCGTACATAAAGTCGAAGGGTACAGTCAAACCAATGAAATATTTAACGCAGTCAAAGACATTTTACATGACAAGTTACTGGACTTCATATTTATAGACGGCTCTCACTATTACAATGACGTTAAGACCGATTTTCAGATGTATAAAGAACTAGTTATCCCAGGAGGTGTAGTAGCTTTCCATGACGTTATCTTAACGGGGAATGATACTTGTGAAGTGTATAGATTTTGGAATGAACTAGTAGAGAGTAAAAAGTATAAAACCAAGACAATTAGTTACAAGCATAAAGTAGGACCAGCGGCTACGGGGTGTGGAATTGTCTACTTATGAAAACAGACGCACACCATCTAGTACCAGGAATTGAGTTTATAAACCTTGAGACAGGAGTAGAACCAGAGATTGCCGATAATGTTATTTTTAACGGGGTGATAGATTGTTCTGCGAAGGTAATAATCGAGAGGGATGTGTTCACGGGTCACATGTGTTGGATTCTAACTAACCAGCATGACCCATCAAAGTTTGGTGAGGATAGGCGCATGTCAAGTATTAAGAAGCCAGTTACTATCAAAGAAGGGGCATGGCTTTGTACAAATTCAATGATTCTTGGGGGTGTGACAATAGGAAAGCACTCAGTAGTAGCAGCTGGAGCTGTTGTAACCAAAGATGTACCCGACTACACGATGGTAGCAGGTGTACCAGCTAAAAAAATTAAGGAAATGCCACATTGAAAATACTAGCAGATTTTCATCATTCAAGCCTTTACAGCTCATTTCTCTATACACTAGAGTCTAGATTGGGACATGAATTGTACAGGCAAATTGGTGAGGACTGGTTCTACAAGGGACTCTGGAAAATTAACAGACAAGAAGACACTATCGCTCAATATCTAGCTACATATGGTTATCAGCCATCAGACGGTACACCATCACTTAATAACACTAAATGGGTCAAAGATGGTATTTATTATTCAGAAGATCCTAATACTGGGCAAATTCACAAGGCCATAGAATACAAAACCTTTTCGGAGATGGATTTTGATATTATCATCGCCTCAATTCCTCAGCACATTGAACCATTTAAGAAGTTAGCCGAGATGAAGGGAGCTAAATTCCTTTTCCAGGAGGGTAATAACTTTAACCTGGATTACTCAAAAATACCCAATTTGATGGCTTCTACCACTCCCAGGAATGTACCTAGTCACTCAATTTTTTATCATCAAGAATTTGATACTAACATCTTTCATCCAGTTAAAAAGAAATTGAAGAAACCTTACGAAATACATAATTACATGAATGTACTCAAGAACTATCCCGAGGCTTATGACTACTGGCATGAGTTAAAGCGGTGTATGCCTGACTATATTTTTAGAATGTTTGGATCGCAAAATGACGATGGGTGTGTTACGGGGATAGGAAATTTAGCTAATTCAATGAGGAGAGCACGATGGATATTCCATCTCAAGCCAGGAGGCGATGGATATGGTCATGTACTACATAACATTTTTGCAGTAGGTAGACCATTGCTAGTAAATAAACGTCACTATGAAGGTCAATTAGGTGGCCAACTCATGGATGATAAAGCTTGTATTATCATGGACGGACTCAAACCAGATCAGTTAGCTGAGATCATTAGAAATCGAGAAGAACATAACGAAGAGATTTCGAAACTAGCATATGAACACTTTCGAAATACTGTAGATTTTGACAAAGAAGCCAAACAGATACAGAAATTTCTTGAGGAACTTTTCTAAAGCAATTATTGTGTTCTGTCAAGTAATGAAATATAATAGGGGTACCGAAATTTAACTGTAGCTCGAAAGAGAAATTAGTTAGTAGCGGAGAAGCCACTAAGGTTATCTCCGCTTTTTTTTGTATTATGCCATTTCAATCACGAGGGCAGTTCACCCCAAGAACAAATATTCGATGTCATAAGTGTGGTCGACCTATTGGACCCGCTTTTCCACTCAAGGTAGCCACTAGGCAAGAAGGTATTGCCGCTGGCAACTTCTGTCCAGTACCTATGCCCTGTGCTCAACAAGCCTATGAAGAGGTAGTTAAAGAAAATCCTGAACTTGTAGAAGAATTTAAACAGGAAACAGTATTTAAATGATTAATTTTTATCAATTAGATAATAAAGTTACTATTAATGGATTAAATATTTATCTACCTAAAGATCCATTTGGTGTATATAAAAGATTATTTAAGATTTTTATTAAAAATAGGCAAAGGGTAAACTACTGTACTTTTAATAATCAAGATAAGTTTGTAAACATATTTAAACATCTTGATTGGATTGACTACGAATATAAAAAACCAGATGTTAGTTTTAGTTTTTTAATTTGGGTTCATCAAAGTATCCCTGTTAAATTCTGGTTATATAACAACTTTATTACAGCGAATTTAGGTGAAATAAAAGAATCAGCCCAAAAATTTAATGATTTTGAGATATGGATTGATACACCAAAAGTAAAAAATAAAGTTAAATTAGCTAAAGTAGAAGAAAATTTGATAAGGTTATTGAAAAATAAACAGTTGTGTTTACCAGATTATGACATTATTTGTTCTCAAATTTATGAATGGGGAAATAAAACAAAATATAAATACGGCATCATTAATGATGTCTTAATACATTAAAGAAAGGCTTGTATGAAAAACAAGTTAATTTCGTTGGATAGTAAAAAAATATATTCGGAGGCCTTCAAAAATTTAAATGAAGAAATAGTTACTGACCAAATTAGAATGGTTCGTGACTATTTAAAGGGAGCATTAAGGTTAAAAAGAGATTTGCAAAAAGAAATTGAAGCAATCGAGGCAAAAATTGTTGGTATTGATGAGGCGATGGAATTAATGCAGGCAGGTGATATGTCTAAAATTAAAGATATTGGTGTACCAGCAAAATATCTTTCTGAAGAAACTGTCAGATTAAATGATGTTGATTGGAGAGAGTAAATGGGTAAATCAATGTCTTGGGGTTGTAGTACATGTGAAGCAGTATTTCCTTCTAAAGAGGAGTTAGTTAAGCATATTCAAACTCATAAAGTAGTTGTTTCTAAAGCAGAGTCAGTTAAACCAGGTGAGTTAGTCAGTAATCCAGGACAGGTAGTAGCACCTCAATCTCCAGTAATTAAATCAATCAAACTCAAATACGTATACGAAGGTCAGTGTACTAAATGTAACTCTCCGATAAGCACTATTGAATTAGATGTCAAAGACTCTCATGTAGTAGTAGCCTACTGTCAGAGATGTAATCTACAACTAGATCAAAAAGAAGTGAGTAAACTGTGAAAGCCATACAAACTAATCTAATCATTGGCAGTATCAGAAGTAGACGGGATAAGTCATTAAGTTTTACAGCAGAAACTCCAGAGCTAACTAGTGATGAGAAGGTAGCATTCATGGATATGCAGGGACTTAACTTAAAAGCCCTTTTTGAACCACTAGATGAAACAGTTGAAGAAGTTATTGAAGTAGAAAAAGATATCGATCAGAAGAGTCAGGCAACCAGAATCAGGTCAGTATTGTTTTTAAACTGGAAACAAGAAGGTGAGCCAGGAGAGTTTAGAGATTTTTACCGAGAGAAGACTGAAAAGTATATTGAGTATTTAAAGGGGAAATTGGAGTAAATATGCAGCAACATCAAGAAATTGGAGAGGGTGTAGCAGTATTGATTTTATTAGCAATTACTTTTTTAATAGTAATTTACCGTTCTTATAGTTCCAATATTAAGCCTTGCGGTTCATTTAGTGAGCATGATTACTCTATCAAAGCGGTACCAAGAAGGTGTAACAAATAATGCCATTTCCTAACTTAGACGGTAGACCAGTTAATAATCACAAAATACATCTTGAATTACATGAACAATTTTATTCTACGGGGTTACTTGATCCTGGTAGATTGATGTTAGATTATCGAAAATACAGGGGGAAAGGTAGACCAAGAAAAAGCGATTATTCTCCTTTCATAGAGATTCAGAAATACTTAAATGAAATTAGGAATAGGCATATTGAAGAACATAAAAGGTTATTAAAATGACACAGGGAAAAGAGTGGAATCAGCAAGAAGTTATCGAAATACTCAAGCCATTATTTCAATTAGGTTATAGTGTAACAAAGGCTTGCAATATCGCTGGAATTCCACAGTCTACAGTCGCAACGTGGATTTCTGCTGATGAAGAACTTCGATTGCAAATCACAACTTGGCAAAATGAAATTAATGTGATTGCTAGAAAACAATGGAAAAGTGCAATTATTGAAGGTAAGCCAACTAAATTTGGACCAGATATGTATACGCCTTCAAAGGAATGGTTAGAGAGAATTGAAAGAGATGATTTTGCAATTAGGACTCAATCACAAACAGATAACACCAACACTAATCTAAATACTGAAATCAAAGATGATGATGACAAACCAGCGGAGCAGAAACTTCAAGAGGTACTAGAGAGAATTAAGGAGTTACAGGAGGAATAAATGGCAAACAAGGTTAATCTTTCAGTAGGAAGAGGTGAAAAGTTGCCCGCAAGTAAAGGGGCTGGTCTTACGGCTAAAGGTAGAGCGAAATATAATCGAGAAACTGGCAGTAATTTAAAGGCACCAGTGAGTAGTAAACAAGCGGAAAAATCACCAACAGCAGCAGCAAGAAGAAAATCATTTTGTGCTCGATCAGAGGGATGGACTGGAGAGCGAGGGAAAGCAGCTAGAAAAAGATGGGATTGTTAAATAACTAGTGAGAGGTACGGGGAAAATGAAAACACCAAAACCTAAATTTATTACTGAACATGCTGGAAGAGTAATGGTAGATGGCGAGTGGGTGGCTGAAAAAGAATTGAGTGACTACCAGTTTCAGGTACTTGATAATGTTGAGAGATTACCAGGTACATATATGTATAAAGATGGTGAATTAGTATCTTATGATGGTTCAGATGTTTCTCAGGTAGTTGTACTTGAGAGATGGACGTTGAGAAAATGCAAAGAGGCTGGAATGTTAACTAGTGAATAGCTGGGGTGGGGTTGACCAATCACTAGTGCCCCCCCAGCTATGGTTAATGCAGACTTATTGAACTCTCTTGTTAAACAAGCAGGAGAATTAACGACACAGCTGGAGATAGATAGGGCTAAAAAAGATCCCTATTTTTTTCTGACTCATTTTTGCTACACACTTGATGAACATGATCCAGAAGCCCCATATAAACTAATTCCCAAAAAAGCATACGTCCAAGATCTATGTGATCTATTTGTCACTGAGAATCTACTGGCCATTGAAAAGTCACGTCAGATGATGGTGAGTTGGATTTTCTGTGGTTTAGCCTTGTGGTTCACGATGTTTCGTCAAGGTGCTCGTACTCTAATCATGTCTAAAAAGGAGAAGGACGCAGATGCGATGGTAGATCGGATCAAAAGAATCTATGAGCGATTACCAGAGAAGTTAAAAGAAGAGTACAAAGCTGATCCATTTAAATACTTGCATCTCCAATGGAGTAAAAGAGATTCAGTCATTCAAGGTGTGGCTCAGGGTCCCGATCAAGTTCGTCAATACACGTGTTCGTTAATCATTATGGATGAGGCTGCCTTTCAAGATAAGGCTGAGAAGGTCTACGAGGCAGTAAAACCGTCTCTAGTCGGAGGGGGTAAGTTAGTAGTAATAAGTACACCAAATGGTCGTAATTGGTTTTATAGATGTGTTCGTGACCTATTTTAGTAACGTCCTTAAAAATAACTTATTAGGTATTTAGTCAAGAAGGGGTACGGCAAAATCAACTTTTTGAAAGTTATATGAACATTCCTGTTACTTGGAACACTAAGAACAAGTTTTGTATCGCTAAGGTGCATTACACTGCTGACCCAGATAAGAACACGTCTCAATGGATTGAGATGGCCAAACAGGGAAGTAGCGAGAGATCGTGGAATCGTGAGTATGAAATTGCCTATGATGTGTTTGAAGGTAAGGCTGTATATGAGGACTTCAGAGAATTTAAAGAGGGTCAGCCCTGGCACGTGAGAGAGTTTGAGTATGACCCTAAAACTGTTGAGTATGTCTATCGAGGGTGGGACTTTGGGTATCATCACCCAGCGGCATTAATGGCTTTCATTAATCAAAGTGATCAGTTCTGTGTCAGAGCTGAGGTGCTTGGAGAGAATGAGGGTATCAAAGAGTTTGGTACTAGGGTTAAAAACTTTAGTCAGTCCCTATTCCCTAATGCGAAGTGGTTAGACTGTTGTGATCCGGCCGGACACCAGAAATCAGATAAGAGTGAGTTCACTAGTGTTGAGGTACTTAACTCACTGGGGATATTTCCTACTTCAAAACCATCAAGTATTGATGAAGGGCTGGAGATACTTAGGCAACGCTTACTATTGAGGAATGATGGTAAGTTGGGGGTGATTTATCACCCAGATTGTAAGGTTCTCATTGATGCTAAAAAGGGTGGCTATCGTTATCCTGAATATAAAGAGGGAACCCCAGAAAAGGAAGCCCCTTTTAAAGATGGCTATTATGATCATTTGTGTGATACAGAGCGATATATAGCAGTAAATTATTTAGAGCTTGCCCCAACTGGTGGAAGAAGTGAAACTTCAGCGACCAACAGTATTATGCGTGGGAGCAGTCTAGACGTAGGAGAATACTTTTAATGCCCTTGCAAGATAGACTTTATTCTAATCCTGAGATTGTTGATGTGCAAAAGTTAGTAGGTGACTTAATTGAAGAACTCTTAAATAAACGCTATGGAGAGGGCAATGTTACTCTAGTAGTGAGAAATAGTAAGATTATTAGTATGAAATGTGGGGTAGTCCAGAGTACGGTATTTGATGAATATCGCAAGCTGGAGCGTGAATCTAATAAGACTAAAGATTGACGTTTACGGATTAATACCATATACTTGACCCACAAAAGACAACAAGTCTATTGGATAAACCAAAGACGCCTAACAGGGCGTCTTTTTTTGTGTCTTTTGAGCCTATGTCACCAGAAGAAATAAGGGAGCGCATCATTCAAAACAAACGTGCTACCAGAGCAGATATTCAAAGTCTTTTGCAGTACTACGGTGGCGACGAATCAACTACATACACACACGTACAAATCTTCCTTGATGACATTACTGAACTTACTAATGACGAAAAACTAGCCATTTTAGGAGATTTAGACAGCTATGTCATTTGAGATCATTACCATTCTTTCTCTAGTTGGCTTCATGTTTGCCCGTGAGGTCATGCACTTTCTTCAGGTTTCCAAACTCCAAGAACTCCTTAAATCGGTGGATGTAACTGAGTACTACAAAGCCAAGTCATTAACGCATAAAGCCCAGAGTCCTTCAGCTAATCAAATTGTTGAGGAACCTAACGAGATCATGAATCTCGAGTCACCTGACTTCGATATTACCAAGGTATCAAAACTTAATGTTGATGGGGATGAAAGGGATATCCAGATCATTTCATAATGCCTAGAAAAAAGAAACAACAACCAGTTTTAGAAGAATTAGATCAATCACTTGAGGAAACACAGCCTCAGGTTGAATCTGATGAGTTGGATGAAGTAGATAACCAGATTCAAGATGTTGAAAAAAAAACTGAAGAGCCTTTTGAAAATGATCAAGTCGATGAGGAAGCTATTAAAGACGCGGTCATGGATGACGATGAAGAAGACAAGAAAATTGAAGAGTTAGCTCGCTCAATGGAGAGACGAGTTAAGTACGAAACCCTTTTTAAATATTCAAAAGATGCTCGACGTAAATATGACCGAGAATGGTTGAGCCGAGATCTATTCAGACGAGGATATCAATTCACCTCACATAGTGGGGGCACGGTTACTTTAACCTCAAGAGCCAATGCCAAGATCCCTGTTAATCTAACCTGGGCATATATTCGTTCTATCAAGAACCAGGTTACTTCCTTTAATCCTAAGTTTGAAGTTTTACCAGAGTTTAAAGGCAAACAAGCTGAAGCTAATGCACGACTAGCTGGTAAATTACTTGATTACTTATTCACAAAAAACAACATGAATAAGCAGATCAAAGAGGCAGTTATTCAAGGGCTCATGTTTTCAGTTGGTGGACCATTTGAAGTTATCTGGGATGAGAACTTTGATAACGGTAATAAACAACCCCAAGGTGAGGTAGTCATTCGTTTACACGATCCCTTTGATATTTATATCGATCCCAACGCTACATCAGCGGATGATGCCCAATTTATCATTAAAGCGGTCAGAACCAGTTTAGATGATATTAAAAAAGATAAGATTTATTCAAAAACAGCACGGGCAGCACTCGTTAGTGGTAGTCCTAAAAAAGCTGAGAGTGAATACAAACAATTCTTACTTCAAACTATTCAAAACTCACAAGCACAGACTGAAGACAATGATGCAGTCATCTTAAAAGAAATCCAGATTAAAGAGCGTAATGAAGATGGAGATATTCGGATTAGATACTTCACCTGGGTTGATGAAGTCCCTGAACCCCTCCGAGATGAGTTAGTAGATCAAGAAGACTTTGATATTGAGTTTTTCCAAGCAGACATGAATCCTCTGGAACTATATGGGGAATCATGGAGTAAACACGTTATTGCTTTAAACAGAGTATTGAATGCTCTTGAATCATCAATCTTTGACTACAACTACCGCTACGCAAAGGGTCGACTAGTCATAGACAAAAACTCTGGTGTGAATGCAGTCACCAATGAGCACGGCTCAATCATTGAAAAGAACCGTGGAGCTGAGGTTAAACCCTTACCATTACAACCACTTCCCTCTTCTGTTGAGAATCAGATTTTACGCATTAAAGGCATGATGGAAGACATCTCGGGTGTGCATGAAGCTACTTTGGGTCGAGTTCCGGCTCAAGTTAAGTCAGGTATTGGGATTGCTGAACTCAAACAGTCCGACTCTACTAATCAAGATGATTTAGTTCAAAACCTTGAGCAGTGTTTGATGAGACTGGGACGAAAGATTTTAAAGAAAGTAGCCCAAAACTATGACACTCCTAGGGTAAGGCGTGTAGTGGGTAATGGGCGTATTGTTGAACACTTTGCAGCAGTGGGTGAGAGTTTTGTTGGCGATAACGTCAAAGAATGGAAAATTAGCAGTGAAAAATATCCATTGGCCAAGATTAGTGAAACCAATGAGTTAAAGGTACAAATTGGTTCGTGGTTAGCTTACTCCAAAGAAGCTCAACAAAAAGTCTTAGTGGATCTAGCAGAAGCTGGGTTAATAGATAAAGAGACGGTTTTAAAGCACTTAGAGTTCCCTGATGTACAAGATATTGTTGACAGAGTAAGAGTTGAATCCCTAATTGAACAGAAAAGAAAAGAAGAACCTTTGATGCCGATGGGTATTTCCCAAGAGCAGTTAGCCATAGCTGAGAACGAAATGATGAGTGAGGGTTCTCCAGTCATTGTCGATCCTGACACCGATGATCATAAACTCCACATCGCTATCCATACGACGATAAGTGATGAGGCAGATAAACGCCTAGTGGCCGCACATATTGCAGAGCATCAAAGAGCCCTAAAGGGTGGTGGTCAAAGAGTTGATCAGACTCCTCTTGAACAAGGCGAACAACTTCCTCCTATTCCAGCCCCACCTCCTGAAGTAATTCAGCAGATGAATGGTCAAGTACCTATGCCAGCTCAGATATCCCCTCAGGGTATTCCTCAGCAATTACCTACTCCAAGACCAGAAGCGTCATTTTTTAGTGCAGGTGTAGCGGAATTACCACCAACATCAACAAGTATTGTGGCGGGACCGGCCAATCAGATCCCATTACCACCGTTGTAGGAGAGATATGAAAATGCACGTGCCATCAGATCGGTATCACATGGACAAAAAGAAATATATGGAAGAGGAAAAGATGTGGGGCATGAAAGTACAACCCGTGAATATGCACGGTCAACCAGTTTCTGAAGGTAAAGGTAAAGAGAACTTAGATGCGGTTGTAGAAGGTATGAATATGCGTTTGGGCTGTAACAAGTAGTAAAGGAGATGAGGCCTATGTACGGCAAGAAATCATCAGGGAAGGGCAATGGAAGTGATTCCCCAGGCCGAAACCTGTCAACTGTTGGCTCTATGAAGGTTGAAAAACCCAAACAAGAGCGGGGTGGAGTTTCAGCAACCACCAAAAGAATCAGTAACCGTAAACCCCAGTACGTAAAGGGCGGTTAAGTTATTTAACAAGTTAACTATGGAGTCACGAGCCTAACTCGTAGAAAGGATGAGCTATGTCAGACGACATGCAACTGGATGAGTTGAACCCAGTCGAATCACCAACGGAAAGCAACTCGCAGGAAGAAGTCGAGGTTCCTGATGAATGGAAGTTACTAGATGGGCGATCTCAAGATCGGTTTAAGAAGTTAGCACAACAAAAGCGTGAAGCTTTGGAAAGAACCCAAAAACTTGAGGAAGAAAATGCCAGGTTGAAGGATCAACAGCACATACCCATGCCTCCTACTCAAAACAAGTTTGCGAGTGAAGAGGAAAAACTAGGCTTTCAACGCATCACTGAGTTAGGTGTACCAACTAGAGATGAGATGAACAAGCAGATCAAAGAAGAAGTCGAGGCTGTTCAAAATCGTTTTTATTTAGATAACCAACACGACAAGATGGAATCAGACGTCAACACAAAAAAAGAGCTTCCTGCTTACGATCGAGCGGAGATTGAAGATTACATGCGACGTAACGGTATTTGGAACCCAAAGACCGCTTACAACGAGCTTTATCACGACGAGGTAGTCGCGTATGAAGCTCAGCAATTACTAAGTAAGAAAAAAGAATCTCCCCACACAGAAAAGACTCGATCTCGAATCGGAACCAGTCAGCCTTGGACTCGTGAAAGTTTGGCCGAAAGATTAAATCAACCAGACGGAATTGAGTTTTACAAGAAAAATCGGGAGAAGATTCTGAGAATGCAGGCAGATCTGAGTAGGGGATAGGAAAGGAACATGTGGCAAATTTTACCACTTCCACCTCAGC